GTCGAGAAGAACTCAAGCACGTTATCGGTGAGATGCGTATTGAGCTTAAAGACGTTGAAGAACAGCTATCAGATACATTTCTACCAGTAGCGAAAGACGTTTTACGCGCTAATGGTAAAGACTTTGGTACTGCGCAGATCGAAGAAGGCAACCATAGGCTCAAGGTCACTGTGGGCAAGAAAGTCACATGGGATCAAGACAAGCTGCGTGACACGCTAAACAATATGTCGCCAGAAAACGCGCAACACTATGGCAAGCTGACGTTTTCTGTGGAAGAGCGCAATTTTACAGCGGCTCCTCCTGCAATCAAGGAAGAGCTTGAAGAATGCCGCACTGTGGCAGTTGGCGCAGTTAAAGTAGAGGAGATCGAATAATGGCTCTGCAAATCATCTCAGCAGATCAGCGTATGGCTGAAAAGAAAGGCCACAAGATTGTAGTCTGTGGCGCAAGCGGTGTGGGTAAAACCACGCTGGCTCGCACTCTAAACCCAGCGACAACTTTGTTTATGGATTTAGAAGCTGGTGACGCGGCTATCGAAGGTCACCCTATTGATGTCGTTCGTCCTCGTACATGGGCAGATTGCCGTGACCTCGCTTGCTTCTTAGGCGGAGCAAATCCATCCTTGGCTGAAGATCAGCCATACAGCGAATCACATTACAATTATGTAGCGCAGATGTATGGCGATGGCTCAGAGGTATGGCAGAAGTACGATACTCTGTTTGTGGACTCGATTACCGTAGCAGGGCGTTTGTGCTTCCAGTGGTGCTTACAACAGCCAGAAGTACGCTCTGATCGCTCTGGTAAGTTAGACACTCGTGCCGCATACGGTTTGCATGGTCGTGAAATGATGTCGTGGCTTACACACATCCAGCACATCCGCGCTAAGAACGTAATCTTTGTTGGCATCTTGGATGAGGTCACTGACGATTATGGCCGCAAGCAATACAATATGCAGATCGAAGGCGCAAAGACTGGTCGTGAATTGCCCGGTATTGTAGACGAAGTAATCACAATGGCCGTCCTGACAGGTGATCATGGGCAATATCGTGCCTTTGTATGTCAACCTCTGAACGAATGGGGCTATCCAGCCAAAGACCGTTCTGGCAGACTTGATGTCCTAGAGGAGCCTCATCTTGGAAAGTTAATTGAAAAGATGACTGCTGGCCCTAACAAAACCGACAAGGAATTGATCTTTGTCGATCCTACAACTCAAACTTCTAGCGAAGGAGAAGCATAATGCTTAATTTTAATAACGTACCCGAAGATGCAAACCCGCAAAACCAAGAGTTCTCTCTTATCCCAGTAGGCACAATAGTACGCGCCGTGTTGCTTGTTCAGCAAGGGGACGTAGAAGTTCCTGAGTTTGGTCAAGGCCAATGGTTTAAGAAATCAGCAAGCACATCTGCTAAGTGGATGAACCTAGAGTTTACCATTATCGGTGGTGAATTTGATCGCCGCAAGTTCTGGCACAGCGTCTTTATTGATGGTGATAAGCTAGGCCCAAGTGGTATGCCTCTCGCAAAAGAGATTGGTCTTCGCACGCTGAAGTCAATCGTGGAAAGCGCACGCAACATTGATCCTGCTGATATGTCTCCACAGGCACAACAAAATCGTAACATCAGTGGAATGATGGACTTGAATGGCATGGAGCTTTGTGTGAAAGTTGGTGTTAAGAAGGGTACGAACGGTTATAAAGACAATAACCAATTGATGGCTGCTCTTACGCCAAATAATAGCGAATTCTTGCCCCAAGGCAGTATTCCAATGCAGACTACTCCTGCGGCTGGAATGCAACAAGGACAGCAGCAAACGGCTCCACAGCCATCTGGTGCAGTACCTTCTTGGGCGCAACAATAATCTAGCGGCAGGGCCATTCCGCGCCTGCTAGAACACGGATAGGGGGGCCGTGGCCGCTAACCCCCCAACTATTCTAGCAAATAGGTTTATTATGATATTACGTCCTTACCAAAAGGTAGCCGTTTCTGACGCCTGTAAAGCCTTAGACAAACACGGTAATACCCTAGTTGTCGCTCCTACGGGTGCTGGCAAAACGATCATGCTCTCTGCTCTGGTTGGAGAACGTCACAAGAAAGGCAAGCGTATTCTTGTCATTCAGCATCGTGACGAGCTAGTCAAACAGAACAAAGATAAGTTCGAGAAGGTTAATCCCTACATCACAACAAGCATCGTAAACGGAACAGTTAAGCACTGGGACGGCGATGCCGTGTTCTCAATGATCCAAACAATGTCACGCGATAGAAACCTACGGGATCGTCCGTTGTTTGACATGGTTGTAATTGACGAAGGGCATCATGCGGCGGCTGACACTTATCGCAAGGTTATTAATGCAGTCAGAGAAGACAACGACGAAGCTGAGATCGTAGGCTTTACCGCAACGCCTAATCGTGGCGATGGCAAAGGTCTGCGCTCTGTATTCAACAACTGCGCACATCAGATCGAATTGGCTACGCTGATCCGCGAAGGCTTCTTAGTACGTCCTAAGAGCTACGTCATTGATCTGGGAGTGGGTGACCAGCTTGATAAGGTCACAAAGCGCGGCAAAGAATACGATATGGAAGAAGTGGCGGCTATCATGGATCGCCAAGTCATTAACAATCGTATTGTCACTGAGTGGCAAGACAAGGCTGGTGGACGCAAGACTGTTGTGTTCTGTTCTACTGTAGCGCACGCCGAACACGTTTGTGACGCATTCGTTATGGCAGGGATCAAGTCTAACTATGTAACTGGCGAGACTGACAAAGATGAACGCGCTGAGATGCTGCATGATCTGGAGTTTGGTGATACGCAAGTTATCGTCAACGTGGCAGTTCTGACAGAAGGCTTTGACGCTCCGCCTGTGTCTTGTATTATCCTGACCCGCCCGTGTTCTCAAAAGGGAACAATGGTGCAGATGATTGGGCGTGGTCTGCGCATCCTTGATCCTGAGATATATCCAAGCATCATTAAGACCGACTGCGTTGTCATGGACTTCGGTACGTCAATCATCACTCATGGTGGTCTGGATGAGTCAGCTAACCTAGATGGCGCAGATAAGTCTGTAGGCGGAGAAGCTCCGACTAAAGTATGTCCTGACTGCGAAAGCGAAGTATCAGCGAATACACGCATATGCCCATTCTGCGAACATGAGTTCGAGCGTAAGGTCAAGGATGCTTTAGACAACTTTGAAATGACTGAGTACGATCTTATGAAGATGTCTCCGTTCATGTGGATTGATCCGTTTGGCAATGGCACTGCAATGATGGCTATGGGTTTCAGTGGCTTTACTTTGGTGGGCAACATAGGAAACTATTGGATAGCAATTGTAAAGGCTCAAAATGGGCGTCCTAGAGTGGTTTCTATTGGTGAGAAGGTACAGGCAATGGCCGCAGGCGATGATTTCTTGCGTGAGATCGAAGATGGTAACGCCGCTAACAAAACAAAGCGTTGGTTAAATCAGCCTGCATCTCCTAAACAGAAAGAACACTTGGAAAGAAATGGTGTTAGTATTAGCATAATGGATTTCTCTTGGACAAAGTACAAAGCCGCGTGTTGTTTAAATTATTACTGGAATCGAGAAAACATTGATACGTTGATTGCAGAAAGCTTGAAGAAAATAAAAGGGGCAGAAACATGAATAGAGCCGAAATACTAGATAAAGCTAAAGAGTATGTAACTAAAGACCGCGATGCAGATCATGGTGACATGGAAAACAACTTTGGCCTAATCGCTGAGTATTGGGGATTGCACTTAGAAACTCACATTGATCCTACTGATGTAGCGGTCATGATGACGCTTTTAAAGTTGGCTAGACTCAAATCAAATCCAAAATTTTTAGACAATTATCTGGATGCTTGTGGTTATATGTCCTGTGGCGGAGAATTAGCCGCTAAGGGAACGTAATGCCAAGATTTGAAATGCACCTTATGATCGCTGAGAAGTCAAAAGATAATTTCGAAACAGTCGAGTATGACATCGTGTGCTTTGTCAAAGACCCTACGGATATGGTTGAAATAGAATCGTCAGCAAACGAAATCATTACTGACCATCTGCAAGACGCAGATAACGTAGTTCTATTTGGAACAGCGGTTATCGAAGTAAAAGGCGAAGAGCTTTTAAATATCGCGTTTCAAAACAAGGACGCGGATCAAGAAGAAGTAAACAGCATAATGAATTTATGCGTATTAGGAAGGGAGACAATACATTGAGCGAAGTTGATACAGCCCCAAAACCTATGAAGGAATTAGCCTTCATACTAGGGAAGTTTGGTTGGAATACAAAATTTTCTGACCTTACTGAAGAGCAAGTGCAAACACTTGTTTTTGGAATACAAGAATCAAAACGTCTAGCAGCGGAGATTGACATTGGAAAACTCGAAGACACTTACTTTAAGTCAACAGGCGCTTGGCCCTCTACTTCAATCCCGTTCTAGATCTGATCCTTTAGCGGATCAAATCAAGGAAGCTGTAGATAAGGGCATAGTGGCAGGCGAAGAAAAACGGGAACGCCGTAAGTATATCGGTGCGTCCAGTATTGGTGATGAGTGTCAGCGTAAAATACAGTACCGCTACCTCAACTATCCGATTGACCCCAGCAAAGCATTTACTGCACGCACGTTGCGTATCTTTCAGTTCGGTCATGAGATTGAAGACTATGCCGCTAAGTGGCTCAGGGACGCAGGATTTGACCTACGCACAGAGCACAAGGACGGCAAGCAGTTCGGTTTCTCAATAGCTAATGGCGAGATCAAAGGACACATTGATGGTGTTGTTTGTGCAGGCCCAGTGGATATGGATTATCCTAGCCTGTGGGAATGCAAGTCAGCTAACGACAGTAAGTTCAAGGGATTTGTTCGGCATGGAGTTGCTAAAGCTAATCCAGTTTACGCAACTCAAATTGCTCTGTATCAGACTTATATGGAGCTTCATGAGAACCCTGCATTATTCACTGTAGTGAACAAAAACACTTCTGAAGTTTATTACGAGCTTGTGCCGTATGATCATAATCTTGCTCAAAAGGCGAGCGATAGAGCAGTAAACATATTGACGGCATCAAAAGCTGGTGACATTCTACCGCGTATTGCTCAAAGTAAAGATTTTTTCTTATGCAAGTGGTGTGAGTTTAAAGAAACTTGTTGGAAAACATAAAAAAAATGTGAGGTGCGCTTGGACGGCATCACCCCACATTAATGAGCGAAGTAGGGTATTAAGGGGCAAAGTAATGAATGTTTTAAGTTTTGGCAAGACAACAAAGGAAATCACGGAGCGTATTTCAAGAGAAGTGCCTAGAGTGGTACAGTTGCAAATACTGTTCGATACATACCCACAAGGCATCCAAAAAGGTAAAGAATTCTTTATTGGTTCTCTGCGTGGCGAGGCTGGTAGGTCTATGCGTATCAACATTGACCAGAGTAGCCCGTGGTTCCTTACGGGAAAAGACTTTGAATCTGGCGATGGTATTGGCGGTATCTCTAAGGTCTTAAAGGAAGGACGCGGTTACTCTATGTCAGAGTGCGTTCAGATGTTCTCTCAATATATGCACCAAGACTATGTTGCGCCTCCTGAAAACATTGTTAAGCCGAACAACCCACAAAGCTTTGTCGTAGCAACAGCACCTCAAGCGGTTGCAGATACACCAAAACCCGAACAAAAGGCATCCATTAGCTCTAGCACGCCGTTCGAGGACGAATATGTCTACACAGACGAGCACGGTGTAGTTATCGTATCCGTGCGCAAATACTATGACCGGGACGAAACCGGAGGAATTGTTCGGGATAGCTCCGGGAAACCTAAAAAACAATTCCGTCAATTCATGAATGGTCGTCAAGGCGTTCCAGAGCCTAGACCCCTTTACAATATCCCGAACATTTTAGACGCTAACAAAATCATATGGGTCGAAGGTGAGAAATGCGCTGATGCTCTTAACTCCCTTGGCTATGCCGCTACCTGTACTATCGGTGGTGCTGGAATGCTGTCAGAAAACACAGCTTACAAGTTTGACTTCTCGCATCTGCGTAACAAGGACGTTATCCTGTGGCCTGATAATGACGAGGCTGGCAAGAAGCTGGCTCGTATCGTTGAGGCTCAAGCAAAACTAGCTGGTGCTAAATCTACGCTCATGCTTAAAATCCCTGCTTCTAAAGAAGAAAAGTGGGACGCGGCTGACGCGATAGAAGAAGAATTCAACATTGAGAAGATGCTGAAAACCAGCGAGAGCAAGGTAAAAAAACCTATCAGCCTGATAGATAGTAGCCTGCTGATTAACGAATACTTTGTTGGCTCCGCTCCGACACAAAGCTTTCTTATTGGTGATACAATACCTCTTGGCGTTCCAGTGGTGTTCGCGGCGGCTGGTGACAGTGGTAAAGGTATGATGACGCTTGATCTTGCTATGAAGGTTGCCTCTGGTGCAGATATGCAGAGCGCATTCGGTGGGCTTGTTGCGGATCACGGTGACGTAATATTAATTACTGCGGAAGATGACAAGGACGAGATGCACAGGCGTATCTCTAGGCTTGATCCTAATAAGTATCGTGAGCATTACGAACACAAATTGCGCGTTCTCCCTTTGCCAAACCTTGGCGGTGTGTTTCCAATCATGCAGAAATTCGACAACTCCTACCTGATGGGCGAAGAGTTTTCTCGCATCTATGACCAGATGTTAGAGATGGAAGCTCTGAAGCTGATCATCATTGACCCTATGGCATCGTTCGTTCACGCGGATGTGAACTCTGATCCAGCGGCAGGGGCCGCGTTTATGAGCTTACTTGCACAGATGGCAACCGAAACTGGCGCGACTGTCATGGTCAATCATCACATGGCAAAGATTAGGGACAGTGAACCTGTCACAACTCCAGAACAGGCGCGTAATCTTATTCGTGGTACGTCTGCAATTGTTGATGGCGTGCGTTGTGCGTTTGCCGTCTGGTCTGTTGACGAAAGCACAGGGCGTCAGCGTTGCCGTGATCTGCAACTAGATTATGCACGCAATGCCGTGTTCGATGGTGCTGTTGTGAAATCAAACGGCCCAGCTAATCGTGAGATAAGACATTTTATCCGTAACCCGAACACAGGATTACTGGAAGATCGCTCTATGGATATTCGTTCTTTGGCTATGTCTTCAACGGTTCGTGATCGAATAAACCACATTGTTGATTTTGTTCGCATGAGGGAAAACGATGGTCGTGCCGTAAGCCCCGGTGGCGGTGTTGATGGACTATATACAGCGATTCTCGAATCAGAACCAATTGAACCATGCGTTATCTCTCTAAAAAACTCTGGCAAAGAAAGCACCATAAGCCAGTCAATTAGAGATGCGCAAACTATGGGTCTTATCCGAAAGTACGCTCTGTCTCTCAGTGGCTCAGAGAAATGGCTTGGCACTATGGATGGGCCATTTTCTCGCGGTGAATACGAACGCCAGACAGGTAGAGATAATCTTTGACAATCGTGGGAACTTCTGGTAATAATCCCATTACAAAAAGAAACGAGATTGACTTATGTATGACAGTCTAAAGCCGATCAGAATACTACTAGAACACCGCCTTAGCTCTATGAAATCAGAAGCTAAGGCGCGAAATCGTTTTACTTTATACCAGCAAGTCGAGGAGATTGAAAAATTGCTGGTGATGTTTGAAAGGGAGATACGAAGTGAACAAGATGTTAATGGACGAACCACACATAGCGGAGATGTACCGAAATAGATGGGTGGCGCAAAACATAAAAGATATGAAGGAAAACCCTAAAACAATATCAAACTTCAATTCGGTGTCAGCTTTGCGAAGAGCGAAGAAAGAAAGAAGCGAAGCATCAACTATTGAAATGACAGAGAAAGCTAAGTTTGTTAATCGTCTTTTAAAGAAAAAAATGACGCACAACGAAATATCTGAAATACTAGGCATAACAATTAAAGGCGTGTCTGATATGAAG